CACCGCCAGGGCAGGATCACCCCAGGGAGCCGTCAGATGAGCGCACAGGAGCGTGGAGCGTCACCGTTCACCGGTAACGCCGGCCCACCGACCCCACCGGACCCGACAGCGCACAGCAACCTGCCACCGCGGCAGCTCCCCAGCAACGACAACCCTCAGGCCGGCAGCGTAGGGCCTGGCGTGCCGGCAGGGTTCGGCGATGTGCATGCGCTGTACCCGACCGGTGGCTGGCACAGCGTGGCCTGGCAGGGCTGGCCCACCGACTGGCTGACACCTCCCTACACCGGCCTGATCGATCCGGCTGTGATCAAGCCGGGCAGCTGGACGGGCCTGTCCGGCGACAAGTGGCTGAGCTCGGTGGTGTGGGCCTGTGTGGATCTCAACGCCAGGGCGCTGCAGCAGATGGAACCGGCGATCACCAAGACACAGGTGGTGGGCAGCCAGCGGGTACAGGTGCCGGTGTTCGGCAACGTGCCGGCCTGGCTGACCAACCCGCACCCTGAGGGCCAGCTGTACGGCAGTTTCGGCGATTTCATCCAGTCGCTGGTGGTGGCGCTCGAGATCTTCGGCGAGGCTTTCGTGGTCGCCGACAGCTATTTCAGTACCGGTTTCCCGGCTACGTTTTTCGTTGCCAACAACAGCGCGGTCGAGTTGATCGACAATCCGGGCCCCGCGGCTGTGGGTCCGGCCTATCGGTGGGTAAAGACCGGCGAGCTGATCGAAAATGTCTGTCATGTCAGGTATCTCACGGTGCCTGGTGATGTGCATGGCCACGGACCGCTCGAGGGTGCGACCCGAGCGGTGTCGGTGGTCAGGGCGCTCGAGGATTATGGCGAGAAGCTGGCCGGCCAGGGTGGTGTGCCCTGGGGTGTGCTGCGCAGTCCGGTGAATCTCGGCAAGGGTGGGGCCGAGGCCCTGCAGGCGCAGTGGGTTTCGGCAGCGGCCAAGCGTGGCGGGGGGCCGGCGGTGCTCACCGGCGACCTGGCCCTGGACATGCTGACCATCAATCCCAAGGACATGGCCATGCTCGACCTGCTGGTGCACTACGCCCAGCGGATCTGCGCAGCGTTCGGCGTGCCCCCGTTCCTGGTCGGGGTGCCCAGCCCCGAGGGCCTGACCTACAGCAACGCCAACGGGCTGTTCGATTTCCACTACCGGTCGACGCTGCGGGCCCTGAGCACCAACATGATGGGCACCCTGTCCGGCTGGGTCCTGCCACGTGGCAGCAACGTGACCCTGCTGGCCGAGCAGTACATACAGCCGGACCTGCTGACCAGGACCCAGGCCAACCAGATGATGGCCAACAGCGGGGTGCTGACCGTCAATGAGTGGCGCGCCAAGGAAGGGCTGCCACCGCTGCCCGATGGTGACGCGCCACCTACCAAGCTCGACCAGGCGCCGACATCGCCGGCCGGTCTGGTCACACAGACAGGAGCAGGAGCATGACCCAGACACTGCCCAGCGACCTGCTCACCAGGTCGGTGGCTGCCGATGACGTGACGGTGCAGACCAACGGGCTGGTGCGCGCGTTGCTGGTGCCATGGAACACGCCGGCCGAGATCACCGAGTGGCGTGCCGGCGAGGTGCTCGAGTACCGGGAGCAGTTCGCCAGGGGCGCATTCGAACGGGCCGAGCAGGTACCGCACCGGGTACAGCTGGTGTGGACGCACGACGACCAGTTCGGCAACCTGCTCGGTCGAGGGGTCGAGTTCATCAATGACCCTGCCGGGCAGGTGGGGCTGTTCCGGCTGCTGCCGGCTGTGGCCGACAAGGCCAGGCAGGCGCTCGAGGGCAGTGGGATCTCGGTCAGCTTCCGATCGATCCGACCCCAGTACGGCAGCGAGCGGCGGGGCGAGCTGGTCACCAGGACCGAGGCGCATCTGGTGCATGTCGCGGCAGTGGACTCGCCGGCCTACCTCGATGCCAGGATCCTGGCCGTCAGAGAAGCTGACCAGCAGGCCCAGGAGCAGGCCGAGCGGCAGCGGCAGTCCGATGAGCTCCTCAGATCGACGCTGCTGCGACTGCAGGCGCTGGGTAGGTCATTACCTGCCGAACAGCTGCAGTGGCTCGAGCAGCATCAGGAGGGCTACGCTGCGCCGTAACGGACACCTCGCACAGCGCCGACAGCTGCCGACACCTCGCCACCGGCGACACCTCGGCAGGGCGCCGATGGCGACACCTCCCACCTGACCGATGCGCCGGCCAGCTGGCTGGTGTCGACCAAGCGAGGAAACCATGAGCGTGCTACTCGAGCACTACGCCGGCGAGCGGGCGAAGATCGAGCAAGAGATCACTTACATCACCGACCGAGTGTTCAACGAGCGCGAGGGTCGGCAGATGACCGACCAGGATCGCAGCGACCTGGCCAAACTGCAGGGCGAGCTCGACCGGGTGACCGAGGCCATCGAGGTGGTCAGCAAGCGCAGCGACCTGTCGGCACAGGCCAGGCAGGCCCTGCAGGCCAACGATGTCCGGCAGAACCAGGCCGGCCACCAGTACCGCACAGCCGGCGAGGTGGTCTGGGACCTGCTGCACCAGCACGACGACGACGGGGCGCAGCAGCGCTGGCGGCAATTCCGGTCGGCCAACCCCAACGGTGCCGAGATCCAGACCAGGGCAGCACAGCATATGGGCACCACCGCGGCCGCGACCACGCCCACCGCTGGTGGGTTCGGGGCGCTGAACGTCTCACCGGTGCGCGGGCCGGTGATCGACCTGGCCTGGTCCGGCACACCGTTCCTCAACCTGCTCAACCCTCAGAGCATCGAGGCGCCCGGCCCGTTCATGCGCCCGAGGATCGTCGACCCCGATTTCTACACCGCGGCCGGACCGCAGGCCGGTGGGCTGCAGAAGGGCGAGCTGCCCAGCAAGAAGTGGGACTACGCCAGCGACCTGGTCACCCCGGCGACCATCGGCAACTACATCAACCTGTCCCTACAGGCGCAGACCTGGACGCCGGGCGCGCTGCAGCTGGTGATCGATCACCTGCGGGCCCGCACCGAGGTGGCCATCGAGGCGCAGGCCCTGGCCATCGCCGGCGCCACCGACGCCACGGTGCCGCTGGCTGCCGGCGCTGACGCTGCCGCCATTCAGGCAGCTGTGTGGGATGCGATGGCGCTGGTGTTCCAGGCCACCGGCCAGCCGGCCACCTGGCTGGCGGCCGGGCCGCTCGGCCAGTCGCTGCTCGGCAAGACGGTGGATCTCGCCGGCAGGCCGCTGTTCCCGGTGCTCGGCCCGAACAACGCGCTGGGCGGTGCGGACGGTGGCCGCGTGATCGCACCGTTCGGGCTGGCCTTCGCGGTGGTGCCGGCCATCACCGACACCACGATGTATGTGGGCAACAGCGTGGGCCTCGAGGCGTACGTGTACCGCTACCCGATCCTCGATGCGCTCGAGCCGAGCATCCTGGGCCGGCAGATCGCGGCTGCTGCGGACACCGGTTTCTATGCGGTGCCCACCGGCGACGGCACCGCCAACGGTGGTGTCGTCAAGATCGGCCCGGCTGTCGCCGGTCGCAGCGGCAGCGGCAGCAAGTGATGGCGGCGGGCCGGCGCTGCGGCCAGCTGTCCGGCGCCGGCCTGCTCAATCAGGAGGGAGCGGCATGACACTGCCCGTGGGGTTCTATGAGCAGAGCTATCCGCCATCGGTGTGGGGTGGCGGTGGTGGGGCGCCGGCCACCGGTGCCCAGGCCGGCAAGCCTGGCCACTGGACACCGCCGGGGTCGACACCGCCGGGCAACATCGAGGCCGCCGGGACGATCCCGGCCACGCCTACGTGGCCGTGGGTCGCCGGGCAGTCCGTCGCGCTCGCCGGTGGCGGCGGACCTATCTGGTGGAACGGCGCGGCCTGGCTGGCCGGTATCTGTCCACCGACCGTGGGCACCGCCGGGACTCCTGGAGCCTGGTCCGGCGGCGCAGCGCCGAGCAGCTTCCAGGACATCCAAGACCGGTTGGCCGGCAGCTATTCGGCCAACAACGACAGGGACGTGATCACAGCGACGCCGGCCACCGCGTGGGCCACAGGTGCGCACGTGCTGGCCGGCATCGACGCTGTCTACTGGGACGGCACAGCCTGGATACAGGGAGTCGCACCGTGACAGCGCCGGTGACCCTGTACGTGGAGCCCGAGGAGCTGCGCAAGCAGCTGAAGCTGCGCGACACCAGCGACCCCAGGCTGTTGCGCGTGTGTCAGGCAGTGACCGACGCCATCGACTGGTTCACCGGGCGCAGTGGTGTCAACGGTTCGCTGCACCTGGATCCGGTGCCGGACGGTGTCGCCGAGGTGGCCCTGTCCTGGGCCGTCGACGCGTGGAAGCAGCCCGATGCCAGCTTCGGCATCGTGGGGATGGCCGAGACCGGCCCGGTGCGCATCCCTAGACAGGTGTATGTGCGTTTCATCGAGCAGCTGGCGCCCTACACCCTGGCCTACGGGGTGGCCTGATGAAGCTGGCCGCGGTGCGCGAGGCCCTGGCCACCGAGATCTCGGCAGTGACCACCGCCGAGGTGGCGGTGGTCGATTTCCCACCTGACCAGCTGCACGCGCCGGCGGTGTTCCTGCTGTGGGGCACACCCTGGCTCGAGCTGCACAACCGGTGCAGCTGGGTCGGCAACATCGACGTGCTGCTGGTGACGAGCAGGTTCGAACCTGCCGGCGCCATCGACACGCTCGAGAGCCTGACCGAGCAGATCCTGCCACTGCTGGCAGGTGGTCGGTGGCGCTTCGGTTTCCTCGAGGCGCCAGGACCGCTCGAGGTGGCTGGCGTGACCTACCTGTCAGCCAGATTGACCATCAGTACCGACATCGACAACTAACGAAGAAGGAGCACCATCATGGTTGCGCTTGGCCCCGGAACACTGACCATCGGCCCCGCTGGGGCTGAGACCGACTACTCGTGCCTGGTCAACGGCATGGAGCTGACCACCGATATTGCTGTGGGCGACAGCACTTTCAAGCTGTGTGGCACTGAGATCCCGGGCACCCTGACGCCTACCGGCACGCTCGCCGGCAGTGTCGACCAGGACATTGACGTGGCCGATACCTCGCTGTTCCAGTATCTGAGCGAGCATTGGGGTGACGTGGCTGCGTTCACGTTCGAACCCAGCACCTCTGCCGGCCTCGAGGCTGCCGGCCAGCTGCTGGTGGTGCCGATGTCTTTCGGTGGCACCGAGTACGGGGCGCCGATGGCCAGCGATGTCTCGTTCCAGACGGTGGGCGACGTGACGTTCAAGCGTGGCGGCACCGCCGAGTGGGTACAGACCATGAGCCCCAAACAGGGCCTGGTGACCAGCGCACCGGCCACCGGCGCCACCGCCGGCACGCCCGGCACCTGGACGCCACCGGGCAGCCAGGTACCGGCCAGTGTGGCCACCATCGGCAGCGTGACGGCCAGCCCGGCAACGGCCTGGACCACCGGCCAGTACGTGCAGACCAAGACTGCCGGCGCAGCTGGGCAGGCCCACTGGTCCGGTTCGGCCTGGGTCGCCGGTGCGGCACTGCTTTCGGCTGATGAGGAAGCAGCCGACAGCTGATGCCGCGCGGTGGGTTCGACACGCCCAAGGCGCTGGCCAAGGCACTGGCCAAGGCCGCCGATGACGTGGCCGAGCTCGACGCTGCCAGCGCCAAGCTCGGCGCCCTGGGCGTGGCGCTGGCCAGGACACTGGCACCGAACGACACCGGCCGGCTGCGCAGCTCGGTGTCATTCAGGGTCGGCAAGCCGACCAAGAGTGTCCAGAGCCAGGTGCGGATCTCGGCCGGTGGTGCTCGGGCTGTGTAC